GCGAGGCGCTGGAAACGCCGGCAGATGAAAACATGTTTCGGCAGCTCAGGCTTAACCAGTGGGTTAAGCAGTCGGTGCGATGGATGCCCATGGATAAGTGGGACGAGTGCGCGGGGAATGTGGACGCGGACAGGCTATATGGCCGGAGATGCTATGGCGCGCTGGACTTATCGGCCATAAGTGACCTTACGGCATTCGCGCTTGTGTTCCCGCCCGAGGAAGAAAACGGACCGTATGAAGTGCTTTTGTGGTGCTTTCTGCCCGAGGAGCAGATGGAACTGCGTGTGCGGCGGGATCATGTGATGTATGACAAATGGGCGGCACAGGGATACATACATACCACGCCCGGCAATGTGGTGGATTACCGCTACATTAAAAAGCTGATATGCGATCTGCGCGAGCAGTTTGACATACGGGAGATTGCCTATGACCGCTGGCAGGCGACCATGCTTATACAGGAGCTTATGGACGAGGATTTTACCATGATCCCGTTCGGGCAGGGCTTTAAGGACATGAGCCCGCCGACCAAGGAACTTATGCGGCTGGTGCTGGAAAAGAAACTTGCCCACGGCGCGAACCCGGTTTTGCGCTGGAACATCGACAACGCGTATGTGCGCACAGACCCGGCAGAAAACGTGAAACTGGATAAAGAGCGCAGTACGGAAAAAATTGACGGCGCAGTGGCGCTTGTAATGGCCCTTGACCGGGCGATTAAGAACACCGACGCAGTAAGCGTTTACGACGAAAGAGAGATGCTGGTTTTATAATGCCGTATTTACCCAAACGGCCATGCAGATACCCGGGATGCCCGAATCTTTGCGACAAGGGCGTTTACTGCGAAAAGCACGCGCAAAACAGCGCGGACAGGATGCGCGGAACTGCGGCGCAGCGGGGTTATGACAACAAGTGGCGCAGGTCGCGGGCAATGTTTCTTGCGAGAAACCCTTTATGTGTGAAATGCATGCGGGAAGGAAAGCGCGTGCCGGCGACGGTGGTTGACCACATTGTGCCGCACAGGGGCGACAGACGGTTGTTTTGGGATATAAACAACTGGCAGTCGCTTTGCAAAAACCACCACGACATAAAGACGGGCGAAGGCCTGTAAGGAGGATATATGAAAAATCCATTTGCGGGGATTTTCCGGGCGCGGGATAAGCCCGGCGTAAAGAATGCGGTAAGCGGCGCGGAAATTTTTTCGTTCGGCACATCGGCCGCGGGAAAGAACGTATCGCCGCGCACATCCATGGAACTTTCCACGGTTTACGCGTGTGTGCGCGTGATAAGCGAAACCATTGCCAGCCTGCCCATCGGGATCTATGAAGTGACCGACGGCGGCGGCAGAAAAGCCATGGAGCACCCGCTTTACCGGCTTTTGCACGATGAGCCCAACGAAGAAATGACCAGTTTTGTGTGGCGAGAAGTGACGCTTACCCACCTGCTTTTGTGGGGAAACGCCTATTCGCAGATTTTGCGAAACGGCAAAGGAGAGGTTTTGGGACTGTACCCGCTTTTGCCGGACAAGATGGCTGTGGACAGAGACAGCCGGGGCAGGATTACCTACACATATACCACCACCGACGGCAACCAGACAAACCTTAAGGCCGAGCAGGTACTACACATACCGGCGCTGGGCTTTGACGGGATTGTGGGGTATTCCCCCATCGCCCTTGAAAAAAGCGCGCTGGGATTATCCATCGCCGCGGAGGAATACGGCGGGAAGTTCTTTGCAAACGGCGCGCGGCCAAGCGGCGTGCTGGTGCACCCGAACCACGTTAAAGACCCGGCGAAGCTGCGGGCGAGCTGGAACGCGGCATACGGCGGAAGCGCAAACGGCGGTAAAACCGCCGTGCTGGAAGAGGGCGTATCCTATACGCCGATTTCCATACCCAACAACGAGGCGCAGTTTATCGAAAGCCGGAAATTTCAGGTTTCGGAGATCTGCCGTATATTCCGGGTTCCGCCGCACCTTGTGGGCGATTTGGAGCATGCAACATTTTCCAACATTGAGCACCAGAGCATATCCTTTGCGGAGCATACGATCCGGCCTTGGGTTGTGCGCATGGAGCAGAGCATGAACAGGGCGCTTTTGCGTTTGGAAGAAAAGGGCAGATTCTACACCCACATTAACATTGACGGCCTTATGCGCGGCGACTACAAGAGCCGCATGGAAGGCTATGCCATCGGCAGGCAGAACGGATGGCTGAACGCAAACGACATACGCGACCTTGAAAACATGAACCGCATACCCAGCGAGGAAGGCGGCGACGTGTACATGGTAAACGGAAATATGGTGCCCATTAAGCAGGCACAGGAAGGAGCAAACGCCGATGAATAAATTCTGGAACTGGGCCAAGAACGATGCAGGCGAAGGCGTGCTGGAATTAAACGGCCCGATTGCCGAGGAAAGCTGGTGGGGCGACGAAGTAACGCCCGAGGCGTTTCGGCGTGAGCTTACCGAGCAGAGCGGCCCGATCAACATTTGGATCAATTCGCCCGGCGGCGACTGTGTGGCTGCAGCGCAGATCTACAACATGATCAAAGCATACAAGGGCGAAGTGACCGTGCAGATTGACGGCATTGCGGCAAGCGCGGCAAGCGTAATTGCCATGGCCGGAGACAAAGTGCGCATGAGCCCTGTAAGCACCATGTTTATTCATGACCCGTTGACCATGGCCATGGGCAATGCCCAGGAGATGGAAAAGGCAATCCGGATGCTGAACGGATTCAAGGAGAGCATTGTAAACGCATATGAAGCAAAGACCGGACTTGCGCGGACGAAGATTGCCGACATGATGACGGCGGAAACGCTGATGGACGCAACGCAGGCGAAGGAATTGGGCTTCTGCGATGAGATTGCCGTTGGCGGATGGACGCCGGCAAACAAAAAAAGCGCAGCGTTTGCTATGCGAAACAGCATGGGCGCGATCCTTAACAAGATGCGCGAGGAAGGAGCAAAAACGCCCGAAGGCGTTAAGGCGAAAGACCTGATGGACAGGCTTATGAGGATTTGAGGGAGGAAGATAAAAATGAGCAAGATCCTTGATATGCGCGCGGAGCGCGCGAAAAAGTGGGAAGCCGCGAAGGCATTCCTTGACAGCCATGCCGATAAGAACGGCATGCTCAGTGCAGAAGACGCCCAGACCTATGACAGGATGGAGCAGGAAATCGTTGACCTTGGCAGGGCCGTGGAACGCATGGAACGCGCAGAAGCCATTGAGAACGAAATGAACAAGCCCGTTGGCAATCCTATCCTTAACAAGCCCGGCGAGGATGTTGAGGACAAAAAGGGCCGCGCAGCCAAGGCATACAACAATGCATTCTGGCAGATGATCAAGGCCCGCCGCGGCAGGATGGACGCCCGCGTGGTGGATGCGCTGGAAACCGGCGTGGACAGCGAAGGCGGTTATCTGGTGCCCGAGGAATTTGAGCGCCGCCTGATCGATGCGCTGACCGAGCAGAACGTGTTCCGTCAGCTTGCTACCGTGATTACCACCGCCGGCGAACGCAAGATTCCCGTTGTGGCCAGCCACGGCAGCGCTGCATGGATTGACGAAGAAGACGAATACCCCGAAAGCGATGCTTCCTTCGGTCAGGTGAGCCTTGGCGCCCACAAGCTGGCAACCCTTATGAAGGTTTCCGAAGAGCTGATGAACGATTCCGCCTTCGACATGCCCAGCTTTATTGCTACCGAGTTCGCCCGCCGCATTGGCGAGGCCGAGGAAGAAGCCTTCTTCACTGGCAACGGCACCGGCAAACCCACCGGCATTATCACCATGGCGCAGGCCGGCATTACCGCTGCAGCCGCCGACAAGGTAACCTTTGACGAGATCATTGACCTTTACTACAGCCTGCGTGCGCCCTACCGCAACAAGGCCGTATTCGTGATCAATGACACCACCGCAAAGCTTTTGCGCAAGCTGAAAGGCCAGGACGGCCAGTATATCTGGCAGCCTGCCATTACCGCCAACGCGCCCGACGTGCTGCTTGGCAGGCCGGTATACACCAGCCAGTACATGCCCGCTGCCACCACCGGCAACAAGGCCATTATCTTTGGCGACATGAGCTATTACTGGGTAGCCGACCGCACCACCCGCACCTTCAAGCGCCTGGACGAACTGTATGCCACCACCGGCCAGGTTGGCTTTATTGCCAACGAGCGCGTGGACGGCAAGCTGATTCTGCCCGAGGCCGTGAAGACCCTGACCATGGCTTAAGAGATGCGCGGCCCCGGTTTTTCCGGGGCCGCGGTGAAAGGAAGGCGAAGGCATGAGAATTGACCTTGATGCGATCAAGGCGCTTTTGAAACTGGACACGCCCATAGACGATGAACTGATCGAGCGCCTGATTCAGCAGGTGACGGCGCAGGCGGCGGACTTTATGCGCGTGGAGCTGAATGTAAACGGCGATATGCCTGAGCCTGTTGTGCATGCGGTTGAAATGATGGTTACATACCTTTACGAAAGGCGCGATAACCTGAAAAAGGATGAGTATGAGGTGCAGGTAAGGGCGTTTGAGGCGCTTTTGTATCCGCACCGGGATCTGGAGAAGTTCTTTTAAGGGGGGATCGGCTTGATTACATACGGCAACAAAGGCTGGGGAAACGAGCCGCCGCGCCCGGGGGAATTAAACCAGAGGGTTACGATCATCAAAAAAACCAATGTGATCAACGAAAACGGATACCCGGAAGAGACGCAGCAGAAAGTGTGCACCGTGTGGGCAAAGGTGGAACAATCCGGCGACGCCAACGGAAAACAGGCCAACGCTACCGGAATTGTACAGGCGCTTAATTTTGCCATACGCTTTAGAAAGGACGTGCTTGCGGGCATGTGGGTCAAATTCGATGGCGCCCTTTGGCAGATTACAGCTTTAGGGCATTACGACTTCAAGGGCAATTACCTGGGGCTTAAGACCATCATGACACAGGGCGTATCGGGATGAGACAGGTACAAAAGGCATTTGAAAGTACCGGGATCAGGGTATATGCGGACGTGTGGAGGGCTGACAGCGAGCATACAAACCCGCCTGCGCAATATGCCGTATATACCACAAGCGCCGCCTTTGTCCATGCATATGACGATGCGCCGCAGGTATTGCGAACGCATGTATACCTGAATTTGTGGAGCCAGACAGACCCCACCGGGGCGGCAAAAGCCATACGCAGCGCAATGCTGAAAAGCGGCTTTGGCATGCTGGAGGAGCGCACCGGCACGGAAAGCACCGGACGATACAACGAGGCGATGAAACTTTTTTGCGTGAACTGGACGTTTGTGCTGGATGAGGAGCTGACGCCGGATGCCGATGGAACTTAAAAACACGCAGGATTTACAGCACGACCTTGTTAAGATGGCGGAGAAGCTGGACGCCCGCGTTGTGAACGCGGCGCTGAAGGCGGGCGCTGCGCCGATCTACGAGGACATGCTGCGGCAGACGGCGATTGACCCGAAGATACGCACAGGCAAACTGCGTGCGGCGCTGGAAATTGGTGCTGTGCGCGCCAGACGCCAGCGCAAAAGCATACCGATCGGAATTCTGGCAAAGAACCTGACAGAAGAGAACGCGTGGTATGCGCGCCTTGTGGAATACGGACACGGCGGGCCTGCGCCCGCACCGGCGCACCCGTTTGTGCGCCCTGCCTTTGACAGGAATTTGGAAAAGGCATATGAGGAAATGAAACGCGTTTTGCGCGACGGACTGAAATAAGGAGGAATGAAACATGGCAGCAACTGCACATGCGGCAAAGAGCACCATCGGCCTTAAAAACATGGTGATCGCGCCGCTTACGGTGGACACGGAAGAAACCCTTACCTACGGCGAACTGCAGGCTGTAGAAGGCGCAATCGAGGCTGAAATCACGCCTGAAAACAATGACCCGGATGTACAGTACGCCGATGATGTGGAACACGATGTAGTGTATCCTGACCCGGAATTGACCTTCCGCACCCAGCTTGCGGATATTCCGCTGGCTGTGCAGGAAATGATTCTGGGCAACACCATTGACGAAAACGGCGTGCTGATCCGCACGGCCAACGATGACCCGCCCTACTTCGCTGTGGGCTTCAAGAGCGAGAAGAGCGACCACACATACCGCTATGTATGGCTGTACAAGGTGCGCGCGAAGCCCATTACCGAGAACTATGCCACCAAGGAGGGCACGACGGTGACCCGTCAGACGGGCGAAATTGAGTGGACGGCCATCAAACGCACCCACGACGGCGCCTATCAGGCCGTGGCAGACGAAGGCCAGAATGGCTTTACTGCCGAAAAGAGCGCGAACTTCCTTGCAACGGTGTATGAGCCGCAGATGACGGCATAAGCAAAAACGACAAATAGAGAGTTAAGACAAAGACCATGGCAGGAAAACCCCGCCATGGTCTTTCGGGAAAAAGGAGGGGTTGTATGATCACCTGTACAATCGGCCAGAAGAAATACACGCTGGACTTTGTGACCGGACGCGCCATGCGGGAAATGGGCCCGGCGCTGCAGATGTATGCAAGGGTTATGCGCATGAGCGCCAACGCGGCAGCGGGTAAAGCAGAGGAAGACAACCTGACCATTGCGGATGCGATGGATGTGATGGTGAAGTGGTTCTGCGTGTTGTTTCAGAACCAGTTTACGCCAGATGAACTGTACGACGGATACCCTGCGGACAGGATAATGCATGATATTGCGCTGGCGCTTATGGCTGTGCAGAGCCAGACCACGGGAATTTTAGATACGTTCCCTACCAAGCCGACGCCGAAAGAGAAGTAAAAGACGAGAACGCGCCCGAGGGGCTGTCGGATTACATAATGGGCGTATACGCGCAACTGCTTAACGCAGGCTGGAAGATGCGCGATATAGACGATATGGACATGCTGGGCTTTTTGAAGGTGCGGGCATGGGAAGCGCGCAGGGAAAAGAAAAAGACTGCGCCCAAGCCCAAATACATTGACGAAGTATGGCCGAACCTTAAGTAACGGAGGAAGATTATGGCAGAGACTTTGCGCGACCTTGTAGTTTCGCTGACGCTGGACAGCGACAATTTTTCGCGAAATCTGCGCAGCATAGATCAGCAGATCAAGGAAGCGCAGAGCGTGTTTAAGCTTGCAGCGGCAGGCGTTGAAAAGTTTGACAAGAGCATTGCCGGCGCGCAGGCCAAGGCTGAACTTTTGAGAAGCAGCCTTGATATGCAGAAGAATGCGGTTACGCAGTGGCAGCGCGCCCTTGCAAGCGCACAGCAGCGGCTTAAGAATAACCAGTTGAGCCAGCAGAAATTGACTGAGGGCATTGAGGACGGCAGGAAAGAACTGGCAAAGCACACCGAGCAGCTTGACCTTGCCAAAGAAGCGTATGAAACGCTGCGCGATGTTTTGGGCGAAAACAACGAGCAGACGCAGGATGCGAAGAAAACACTGGAATACCATACCCGCGCCGTGGAAGATGACAACAAAGCCATAGACAAAATGCAGACCAAGCTTGTGAGCGTGAAAAAGGCCACGCTCAACAGCGTGGATGCAATATCCAAGGCGCAGACCGGGCTTAACAACGCGGAGGCGGCGATCAAGGACACCAGCGAGCAGTTGCGGATTATGGAAAGCCGCTGGACGCAGACTGGCATTGCCATGACGGCGTTTGGCACGACCATGACCGCGGCAGGCAAAAAGCTTACGACCGCAGGCCGCACCATGAACCGATACGTGACCACGCCGATACTTGCCCTGGGCACGGCGGCGATAAAGGCAAGCGTGGACTATGAAAGCGCGTTTGCCGGCGTTATGAAGACGGTGGACGAAACCGACCAAGGCTATAAGCAGCTTTCCGACGGCATAAAGGAAATGAGCACGCGACTTGCCATGAGCGCAAGCGACATTGCCGCCGTTGTGGAAGTGGCTGGACAGCTTGGCATAAGCGGCGTGGACAACCTTTTGACGTTCACGGAAACGATGATAAAGCTGGGCATATCTACGGATATGGCGTCTACGGACGCGGCCAGCAGCCTTGCCCGGTTTATGAACATCATGGGTACGCAGACGGCGGATATTGACCGGATCGGCGCAGCGATTACGGCGCTTGGCAACAACTACGCCACCACCGAAAGCGAGATAACCCAGATGGCCATGCGCATTGCCGCGGCGGGTAACCAGATCGGCTTAAGCGAAGCGCAGGTATTGGGCCTTGCGGCGGCGTTATCCAGCGTGGGTCTTGAAAGCGAGGCCGGCGGTACAGCCATAAGCCGCGCGCTTATGAAAATGGAAGCGGCGGCGGCATCGGGCGGACAGTCGCTTAAGGACTTTGCGTATGTGGCGCAGATGACGGAAGAAGAGTTTGCGGCGATATGGAGCACAAACCCGATCGACGCATTTATGGCCTTTATTGACGGCCTTGCGCAGATTGACGAAAACGGCGAGAGCACCATTCTTACCCTTGATGAGCTG